ATACTAGGATCTATCACCAGATTGTCACCTATGATTAACCGATCACGTGGGCAGTAGTTGTACAAGCCGTCTGTTGCTTGAAAGTCGATATCATTAGGGCGTAGGACCTCTACCCCAAGATCAATCAGTGCCTTTACCAATATGTCCAGGTCTTCATTAGTTTCGTCTACTACCCACTCGGGAACGGGTCCACTGGGAACTGGCGTTTTGTGCCAAGTTGTCTTTTCTGCTTCTTGATTAAACACAGGATCATTAAGTGGCCAATTAGCATTGTTAGCAGTGCCCACCACCACTGTTTTTAATTTATCCCATTCGTTGGTTGATTTAATTTTCATAGATGTCCTGTAATCTGTAGAGTATATCTTGGTGCAGTGCCTATGTTGGCGGCCATGTGCGGAGTATTATGGTCCCATACAACGTAGTCCCCCCGTTGCCATTCTAATATAGGCTTACCGTCAACTTCTAAGTAATGACCCGACTGCCAGTCTTCTAAGAATACTAAAGCACGTTTGATTTTAGAGGCATCATTGATATTAAAAACTTTTTTATAACCTTTATAAGTGTCTGAATGTGTAGGCAGTATAGTACCAGTGGTCATCTTGTAGTAACTGGTTGAAACATCCTGCCAACCTAGATCTTCAAAATGTCTGATTATTTGATCGTTCCACGTTGGTTGTGGACTACGCATATCACACATGTCGCCTGTAAATTTACCATGTCGATATCCATTGTAGACCCAACGAGTGAGATCTTGTTGATTATTAAACTCTTCGTTTCGATAGTCTAATGTTTTATATTCATCGTCCCAAAAAGGATCAATTCTTTCTAGTGTTACCATAATGTATAACTTTGATGTCTTCTCTTTCAGTTGAAAATCTACGCCATGGATCAACTACCACTGATCCAGGACCTGGTTTAAAATATAATTGCTGTTGAGGTAAGTCGCCTGTATATCCATAGGTAATCTGTCTGTTGTGTGCTAGTAATACAATAGCACTGGTTCCATTAGGAACAGTATCACCTGTTAACGGATCACTGTAATAGTATTCTGCACCGTTTTCTTCTAGATAACTGCCTATCAGCGTACTGTAACTACCATCTAGCATATCCACGTCTGGTTTGTATGCTTTTCCGTGTATTACTATAGGTAAATCGTTAGTTTCTTGCTGATTTAGTAAGAAAAATGCCATGTTTGACGCCTGCATCTCTCTTGCGTGTATAATAGTGTCAAATATGTCGTAGCCTAGATCCAATGATTCAGCAAGGTATCTAAGTGCAATATTATCTCTTGGGTGGCATGGTCCAGCATCACCCATACCTGCTGTCATATACTTAGGACTCATAATACGTGTTGTTGATTCTGCCAGGGCTTTGGTAACTACGTCAACATTAATGTTGCCCTGTTTCATAGCAACGTCTTGTATCATGTTAACCAATCCAACTTTAGCAGAAATAAATGTGTTGTAAAATACTTTAACACACTCTGCTTCGTCCCATGTGCCTATACTTACTCTTGGATTGTTTTCCATCAATGGTGCGTAGAAGTCTGTTAACAGTCGAGCATCACCTGTTTCTGATCCATCTTCTGTACCAATGATTAGCATTTCAGGATTAACCATGTCCCATTCTACTGAGCCCATGGCAATCAAATATGGGTTGTATATAAATCTAGCATTAGTAATATGTTTACGTAGTTCACGTCTAGTTGTTCCTGGTAACACTGTTGAAATTAGAACTACCAATTGATCCTGTGTTACATATTGATTAATGTCTGCTAGTACTTGATTAACAATGGTATAATCAAAATCTTTGTTTGGTAAATGTGATATAGGTTGACTACCATCATATATCTTATCATGTGGTGTTTGTACTGCTACAAAGATAACGTCTTTGTCTCTGACTGCACCTTCTAAGGTTTCAGAAATAGTTATCTTGGTGCTTTTCTTTGGGTAAATATCATAGCCAGTTACGTTATACTCTTGTGCCATTACTTCTGCACAAGGCATACCTAACTTACCGATACCAATGAAACCTACGGATTGAATTTTATTTGACATACCATGCTCCAAATTGATCATATATACGAGTTTTTTTACAATATAGTATTTAACAAAAATGTTGAGACCTATTCTTTATTTGAAGGTGTTCCTAAAGAAAATCCTACTAAAAAAGATCTTTCAATTTATCATGATCCTACATACAGTCATCAAAAAGTCTTATTCTATGATCAAGAACCTCTGTTGCCTGATTCTACCGAACCTTATATTGATCTTTTTAAATATCGAGAAAACTATTCAGTTGAGGAACTTAAAGTATTATCTGCAGAAGAAGGGTTTCTAGTACCAGATGATATACATGAAGCAAATTTAAAAGATCCAAAAAGAATCCATAAACCAAATCGTATACTAGTAACCAGTGAAAAGTCGCAGTACCTCAATGACTTATTAGAACGACATCAACTACATAATTTATATTATTTCTTTCATGGCTTTGCGGCCTTAGATTGGTATAGGGGTTATTATGCACTAAACTATAATAAACCTGTTGTTGAACATAAAAAAGATTTTATAACATTTAATAGATTAATTACACATGATCGCAGTTATAGAATTTATTTTATCTCCCAATTAATTAAACATAATTTAATAGAAAAAGGACTAATTAGTTTTGGAGTAAATGACAATGGTCAAACTTGGAAAGATGAAATCAATAATAAGACAAAATTAAGTATGGATTCTCGTGAAGAAATTTGGCACTATCTTAAAGATTATCCTCTTAACAAATTAGTTATTGATAGTAATGTTGTTCATGGATCAGAAAGTGCAAATATTATTCGATCAGTTAATAACAATAATATAGATGCGTTCTGGCACATAGTAACAGAAACGGTGTTCTACTATGACAAACTACATCTCACTGAAAAAATATTCAAACCTATTGTTTCAAAACAACCTTTTATGTTAATTGGTGCACCTGGTAACTTAAAATATCTTAAATCATATGGTTTTAAAACGTTCGACTCAGTTATAGATGAATCATATGATAGTATCCAAGATAATGATGCTAGAATAGATGCAGTTGTAGCACAAATGAAATGGTATTCAGAATTAGGTGATAATGATAAGTTAGGTGTAATGAAGAAATTAGAACCTATCATTGAATATAACTTTCATCACTTCTATGGTAAATTTAAGGAAATTATTGTAGACGAATTAATAACAAATTGTGAAAATTTGTTTACAGAATTTGATATCAAATATAAAATTGATTATACAGCAATTAAAAAAATCTTACTTAATTAATCGCAGTCAGACCAGGCTTCAATCATACGCTTAACACACTTCTTTGGTTCTGGTGTGTTTTCGCATACTTCTTTTGTTTCTGCTTGTTTAGCCTTGGCTTCTTCTGCTTCTTTTGCTAAAGCAACCAGACTACTTGCGTTGTAGTTTGCCATTGTTATCACCTTTTGGGTTAAAAAAATATAAAATGTCTTTTGGACACTTTTATTATACAATTAAAAAATTTAACTGTCAATAATATTTATCAACCAAAACATATAAATACTAAAAAGGAGCACAAGACAATGCCAATGTTTAAAATCACTGTACGAAACAGAGAAGGTCGTAAAGAGGTTCACGAGATTGCGGCTCTAGCACAATGTCAGGCAAAAGAACTAGTGTTAAGAAAATACAATTTAAGTAAACTTCAATACACTGATGGTGCTGGTGGTCAAGCAATGAAAAGAGATATTATTATACAAGAAGTTATAGAGATTTAAGAGTATGGATGGTGTATTTCAATTAATAGCAGATGTAGGATTTCCAATAGCCGCGGCCACTGGTGGTGGTTATTTTGTATTTCTCATGTTACGTTTTATCCTAGATGGTGTTGTTGATGGAATCAAAGGTCTATCAGGAATCATCAAAGCCTTAGACAATCGTGTACAAACAATGAATCATGATGTCATCAGAATTGACACCCAGATGTCGCATGCCTTAGGTATTAAGCCTGACCTAGATAGAATATCAAGAGCAGACGGCAAGAATGATGCGAGGAGAGACTAATGGCAAAAACAACATCAGCAAAATCAACACATACACCAATTCATAAAAATACTAGTCAAGATGGTAGTAAAATGGCTAGTATGAACAAAAGTAAAAAGCGTACTTACAAAGCATATAGAGGTCAAGGACGATGAGTGAACAAATCAAACGGTTACCTAAAATGCCATTATGGTATGACAAAGACATGGTTATCAGTCTTGCCATTGGTATTGTTATAGGTATCATAATAGGTGTTATATTGTAATGAAACAGTTTATTAAAGAATGGTTTCCTACTAAACTATGGGTTAGTTTATTAGTAGCCATCGTAATGTTATGTTATCATTTGAAATAACAATAATAGTTGTAGGAGTAATATTAGTCCTATGCTATTGTTGGAAAAAATAAGGAGCAAAGACAAGAATGAGTAAGTTTAACGGATTATTAGATGCTAAATTTCATCCACCAAGACAATGGGTACTAGATACTAAACTAGTATATGAAGATGATCACTTAACAGATCAACAAATGGAAGATCTTAAAGCAGTAGGAGCACCTATTGACAAACGCAGTGGCAAAGTTACAGCACCAGCAGGTTTAAAAACAGACATGGCATCAGTACCTAAATTTATGTGGTGGCTGATCGCACCATTTGATGTTGCTAGAGCCGCTGTAATACATGATGTTCTTTATGCTAGTATTAGAAAATTCCGTTACCACGGTGGTGATGATGCTACAGCATTTAAAGCAAAGAAAGTTGCTGACCTAGTGTTCAAACATGCTATGGATGATGCTGAACCACCAGTGCCATCATGGAAGAAGTTCTTATGCTATCAAGCAGTTAATGTGTTTGGTAAGTCATCAATTAAACCAACAGAAGCAGACAAGTAATGAATTGGAAATATTTTGCTGTAAGTACTGTTGGCATAATATGTTTGTTCTTGTTTTTAGCATCAGTATGGCACGACATGGTGCCATTGTCTGATCTATATTTAGAAGCCGTAGTAATCACTCCTGAAGGTGTCAGATAATGGAAGGTATTGGAGAATTAATTAGTCAATACGGATTTCCAATCATAGCCGCAGTTGGTGCTGGCTATATGGTCTACTATGTATGGAAATGGACCACAGAAGTTGTTGATCCTATCTTAGGTGAAGCACGTACTACTCTTATCGCTCTAATAGATCGTGTTCGTATGTTAGATAACGATCTGATTAGACTCAATCAAAAGTTAAATGTTATACTTCAACTGCGTGAACAAGAATTAGAAGAACAGCGTAAAAAAGATCTTAAAAAAGATAAAAAAGATTAATCTAATTCAACTCTTTCAAATTTTTCTAAAGGTAGTTCTGACCAATCACCATTGTGCCAATCAATATGAACCATGTTAGGATATTCTTTCATAACATACCAGCAACCAGGAATATATAATCTGTCTAAGCGTTGTGCTGATGCTTTGAACTGACCTTTCTTACCCTCACACTCAGTTTCCTGTGATAATACAATTCTCAAGTTACTGTATAAGTGCATGACTAGCAGTGGTTCTAAAGCACTGGCCATAGTAGACCATAACAATAGAGTGATTACTAATAATTTACGCATTTTAGAATGATCCTGGTCGTGTACCTGTAAACCAACTTGCTTGTAAGGTATGGATTTCTCCGTCCTGTAAGTCGACTACATTTACAACTGGTATGACCTGCATTCCTTGAGGAACTTCAGCCATTTCTTCCTGATTAGGAAGTTTAGGTATTTGGTAACAGGCTAGTCCTACTGTTTCACCAGTGCCATCTACGCCATAAGCATGATATGGAAATGTTTCTTTAAGTTCATCAACTTTGCATTCTTCATGTGTCAGTGCTAGGTATCCACCTGCCTGATTTTCCATATATACTTCATCTTGAGCAGACACTGCCGTTGATAGTGTTAGTGCTACTATCAATAATATTTTTTTCATGGTTCTTTTCCCGTTAAGTTTTTCTTATATTAAGATTCCTTTTGGGAAAGATAATTTAAGACAAACACAAGATTATGTCTTGTATTTCTAATTGTATAATATATTTACTATTAAAATTGTTAAGAAAATGTAACAGTATTATGAATTTAACCAAAATTATTTACTAGTTGCTACGTAGTGGCCTTGCCAGTCTTTAGGACAACCTTCGGCTAATCTTGTAGCCATTAAACGATAATATTCGTGTAGTTTACTGCTTATACTAAGTTCTATTGCTAGATCTAATGCTTTTTCCCAATCGCCTGTGTAGTAGTTGGTTAGGAATTGTTTATGTTTGACTTGGTCAACTTCACCTATAGTATATATTGTTTCGGGTTTGGTTTTTCCTTTAACTGCGATTCTGTCGAGTTCGACGAAGTTGTATCCTTTGGTGGAATTCTTAACTGTGGATTCGCCAACCACAAGTTGTACTCCATAACTCTTTGATTGACCCTCAAGACGGCTAGCGAGATTGACGCTGTCACCGAGGCAGGTATAATCGAAACGCTGTGTAGAGCCCATATTCCCCACAACGACGAACCCGGTGTTAATACCCACGCCCATACCAAAAGCAGGAGTGCCCTCTTGAGCCACTTCTTGGTTGAATTTATCAAGTTCTTCAAGCATTGCCAAAGCCGTTTCAATTGCGTCATCTGCATGTCCTTCGTTCTCTATTGGTGCGTTCCAGAACGCCATTTGGGCGTCTCCTATATACTTATCTAGTGTTCCGTTATGCTCTAAAATACTTCGTGTCATGGCAGTCATGTATCTATTCATGATTGATGTAAGACCTTCGACATCTTCGCCATAGTGTTCTGATATAGCAGTAAAGCCACGGACATCTGTAAACATAATTGTCAGTGGTTGTTTAGTTCCACCTAGTCTTAATAAGTCTGGATTCTTCTGTAGTTTAGCAACCAAGTCTGGTGATAGGTATGTGCCAAATTGTTTCTTAATCTGTTGCTTCTGTAGAAATTCACTAACAAACTTAACACCATATGCGTGTAATAATACTAATGTTAGTCCACCTAATAACAGTGTAGCATCAAACAAGTATAGATAACTGCTGTAAGCATACATTGTCGCTGGCACAATGGTCGCTAGTGCAAC